AAAAAACAAAGAAGGATTTATCTAACTAGTATAAATCCACAATATTCAATACTATATGGTTTGGAGAAAAAAATACACCGTAACAATTCTGTTGTTACGGTCAGACTGTAGAAAAACCCCGTATTTAGCAAAGAATACGGGGTAAAATATTAAGTAAAACAGAAAAATTGTGAAAGTGGGCAAAAATCATTGACCACAACACAATTACCACCATGGCTTCTCCCAACTTCTTTTCGCCAGTGTAGTTGATGCTGCCGATTTTCATTCTCAGCATTCCAAGGTAAAGTATCGGAACATTTGTGCCATCTATGACATTGCTGTAGTAGTTCATCAGAAAGTTCTGCATTTCCTCATAAATTATACTTTTCATATTGCGCCTTATTCATGATAAAAAGTTACATTCCCTTAAGCATCTCTGCGAAGTCAGTAATCGTATATGCACCCTCAATCGGATTTTCATCAAATACCAGCACATTTCAGTGTGAAAAGTGCTTGATTTGAAGTTACATATTAGGTGATTATTATAATGCCGAAACAGGATAATACCATACCTCACGATTGTAGGGTATCATTTCATCTGCCATGCAGAGGATGATTCCAGGTTGGATTTCCAGTTTCAGCTTTTCCAGAACGCTGAAATTCTTATCGGGTGCTTTTGGATTCTTGGCTTTTTTTATTTCGATAGGGTAAATCTTATCGCCTATTGTAATAAGCAAATCAACTTCTTTTTTATCAATATCACGGTAATAGTAGAGGTCTGGGCGTTTACCGGCGTTGTAGTAGCTTTTCACGATTTCAGAAACTACATAAGTTTCAAAATACGCACCTGTCATCGCACCATTTTCAAGTGTTTCAGCATTCGGCCATCTGCAAAGATACGCTGCCAGTCCGGTATCCATAAAGTACATCTTTGGTGTTTTGACGAGTCTGTTGGTAATATTATTGTAGTACGGATGCAGAATATAGATGATACCGCTTCGTTCAAGAATTGTTGTCCATGCTTTTACAGTCGGAACAGAGATGCCGAGTTCCTTGGAGATTTCGCTGTAATTCAGTTCCTGTGATGTTCTTGCTGCCATGTAGACCAGAAAATCATAAAACTCGTTTAGTTTATCCACCTGCTCAAGCAAATGAATATCTCTTTCAAGGTAGGTATTGACATAGTCCATATAGAAACGGTCACGTTCGATTTCTGTTGTCAAGAGTTTTGGCATTCCACCCTTGAAGATACGATCGAATATTTGGTGTATGTTCTTAGGGTGGTTATCTACCATACGCTCTTTCAGATCGGCGATAACCGGAGAGAATACAGCAGTATTTCTTTCTTCCAGTTCAGCAGTTGAAAAACTGGACAGGTCAAAGATCCCGACACGACCGGAAAGAGAATCTGCCACACTTTTCATCATCGGAAATTTCTGTGAACCAGTCAACCAAAACATACCATTACAGTCTTCTCCATTCAGTATCTTTTCATCTACAATACGCTTCATTTCGAGCAAGATGGATGGTACACGCTGAAATTCATCGATTAGCAGTGGTGCACCATATGTTTCAAAAAAAAGTGCTGCATCGTTTTCAGCCAGTCGTCTGGCATTCTGATCATCAAGTGTTACATATTTTCTTTCCGGTTCCATCAGATGATGGAGCATTGTGGATTTGCCGACTTGTCTCTGTCCGCAGACCATAATAACAGGATATATTTTCGAGTTTTTGATAATCTCATTTTCAAGAAAGCGTTTGATGTACATAGAATACCTCCGAGAAATTTTAAATCTAATTTTATTATACTCGTTTTTTTAGAAAAGTCAAGCAGTTATTCGGATTTTATGAATAACTGTTGTAGCATGTGTTATCAGTTGTAAATAATGAAATTTTTGCTGCAAATGAATTGTATTCAGAAATCAGAGTTCATAAGACTTGATAAGAGTTTTAATGTGTGCTATACTGTATAATAACAAAATAGGATGAAAGCTATGTGGAGAAATCTGTGTGGCTTTTTTCATACCCAAAGGAGGTGTCAACAATGCCGAGGAAAGCAAGAAAACCTTGTAAATATCCTAACTGTCCAAACCTTACAGACAGTAAGTATTGTGAGATACATAAGCACCCCGACCGACCGTCAGCTGCCAAGCGTGGTTACGGAAGTAAGTGGCAGAGGGCGAGCAAGGCGTATCTTCGTAAGAATCCTTTGTGCGTGAAGTGCAAAGCTGATGGCAGGTTTGTAACAGCAACGGTTGTTGACCATATTGTTCCTCATCGAGGTGATGAAGTATTGATGTGGAGTGAATCAAACTGGCAGGCACTTTGTAAGCATTGCCACGACAAGAAGACCGGTAATGAGGACAGCAGACCTGTTTATAAATACAAATAACCCCCTGGGGGATATAAATCTCTACAGTCCAATCACGAAAAGACCGGCGCCCCCTCTCACGCACAAAATTTGAATTTCAAACGGGGTATTGACCCCTGAGAATATAAAAACTTCGGAAAACACCGAAACTACAAACTTTTCCCGACTTCATAGTCGGGATTTTTTATGCTCATTTTTACTGTTTTGTTTGATTTTGTTTGAATAATTGGAGGTGATGACATTGTGGCAAAAGAAGGTACAAACAGAGGTGGTGCAAGACCGGGTGCAGGACGACCAAGAAAAGCACTTACAGATAAGATTGCTGAGGGTAAAACTGCTGAAGTCATGATGCAACCTGTGGATATTGATTCAGCAGAAACACCTCCTGTCAGAGATTTTATGAAGGAATTACAGCGTGACGGCACGAAACTTCTTGCTGATGAAGTGTATACAGAAACCTATCAATGGCTTAAAGAACGCTCATGTGAGAAAATTGTAAGCCGACAGCTTGTAGAACAGTATGCCATGAGCATTTCCCGTTGGATACACTGTGAGCAGATTGTCACCAAGTACGGTTACATTTCAAAGCATCCGACAACCAATGCTGCAATTGCATCACCCTATGTTGCCATGTCACAGAACTATATGAAACAGGCAAATCAAATCTGGAATCAAATATTTCAGATTGTGAGAGAAAACTGTTCTGTGGAATTCCAAGGCAATCCACAGGAAGATATGATGGAAAAGCTACTCCGTAGCAGAAAGTGAGTTTTTATGAAAGCAGACAATAATTTCTGGAGAGAACTGAAAAACAATAAATCTTTCCTTACAAAACAACAGTATCGTACAATCAAAGGTCAGGCGGTCAATGGAAATATTGATGCTGCCCGAAAAGGTATGCTCAGAATCAAACAAAGGAGGCAGTATCAGTGAACACAACTACAGAATTTCAGCTTGTTGATATAACAAAGCTTATTCCATATGTAAATAATGCCCGAACACACAGTAAGGAGCAGATTACAAAGCTGCGTTCCTCACTTCGTGAGTTCGGGTTTATCAATCCTGTTATCATTGACAAGGAGTTAAATGTTATCGCAGGTCATGGCAGAATTGCTGCGGCAAAGGAGGAGGGGTACTCCGAAGTACCATGTGTATTTGTTGAGCATCTGACAGATACGCAGAAGAAAGCATATATCCTCGTTGATAACCGTATGGCATTGGATGCAGGATGGGATGATGAATTACTTGCTGTGGAGATTGAAGAACTTCAAAATCTCGGCTTTGACCTTGGTCTTACAGGCTTTGATGAAAAAGAAATTGCTGACCTGTTTGCAGTTGACTGCGATGAAGCAAAAGAAGATGACTTTGATGTAAATGCTGAACTTGAAAAGCCTTGTAAATCAAAACCAGGCGACATTTGGTGTCTTGGAAAACACAGGGTAATCTGTGGAGATTCCACTTTGCCTGAAACATATTCGGCACTTCTTGGTGATACAAAGGTTAATCTCGTGTGTACGGACCCGCCTTATCTTGTAAACCTTGAAAGTACATCGGGCAAAATCAAGAACGATGACCTTGATGATGAAAAAGGATATGAATTTTTGAAATCTGCTTTTGAAAGATTTAAAGACTCAATGGCAAAAGATGCAAGTATTTATGTGTTTTATGCCACATCAAAGGCTTGTGTATTTCATGATGCTTATGAAGATGCAGGGTTTAAGGTTGGTGCAGGACTTGTCTGGAAAAAAGACAGACTTGTTCTCACAAGAACCGACTGGAAGTATATTCATGAACCAATTATCTGGGGATGGAGAAAAGACGGAAAGCATATCTGGTACGGTGACCAGAAACAGAAAACAGTATTTGAGTTTGACCGTATTAAGAACAGCAAGGAAGATGGCTGTGGTCATCCGTCCTCAAAACCTGTTCCCCTTATTGCATATCTGATTTCACAGTGTACACAGACAAATGGAATGGTGCTTGACGGTTTTCTTGGAAGTGCGTCAACGCTTATTGCCTGTGACCAGCTTGACCGTATATGCTTTGGTGTTGAACTTGAACCAAAGTTTGTAGATGTTGCCGTTGAAAGATACATAAATCTGCATGACGGAAACTCTGATGATGTGTATTTGATTAGAAACGGTGAGAAAGTCAATTACAAGGATGTGAATGTATCTGATGAGTAAATTTTATTTTCTTGATGGCTTCACATTAAGGTCAGGGCTTATATCACCTTCTATTTTTCCATGTTCCTTTTCAAATTCCAGTATTCGTTTACGGACAAGGCATAAAACTTCACTGTTTACAGACCTGCCCTCATATTCTGCAATGTAAGCAATTTTCTTAAGCATTTCTTCTTCAAACCTTATTGATACACTTTTTGTTGCCATAAAACAAACTCCTTTTTGAATATATTATATGTTTATTTTATAGCTATTATATGTTATAATGTTTCTAATAAATATACAGTATATCTATTAAAATTTAGAAAAGGACTGATAAAATGAAAGTAGCAGTAATAGGTTCAAGAAATCTAAAAATTGAAAATTTAGGTGAATATCTTCCGACTGAAACAGCGGAGATTGTCAGTGGTGGTGCAAAGGGTGTAGATTCCGATGCAAGAAAATATGCAGAGGAGAACAATCTGCCTATGACAGAGTTTTTGCCGGAATACAATAGATACGGCAGAGGTGCTCCATTGAAACGCAATTTGCAGATAATTGAGTATTCTGATTTGGTGATTGCGTTTTGGGATGGAAAGTCAACAGGCACGAAATATGTTATAGATAATTGCAAGAAATTGAATGTTCCTGTTCGAATTGTTAATATCACACAAAGACAGGAAGAATAATTTTACATCATTCTCTTTAATAAAGCTTGATATATGTGCAAAACAGAGTTAATATGTGACTACCGAAAAATAAGGAGGTCACTTTATGGAAATTAAATTTAACTGCATTGGTGCAGAACGCAAAAAGCTTGCACAGGCAATCAGTGAGGTTATCGGTACACCAGCAGAATATCAGTATATACCAACCTGTGCATACACTATCGGTGACTTTTATACTGTCACCAAAGACGGCAATCTTGAAATTGATGACATGGCCGACAGCAAGGAAGTAGACAATCTCATTGAACAACTGGTCAGCAGAGGTTATGATGTTCCACAGGACGATGAAGGAAATGGAATTGCAGTTCAAATTCCCATTAAATTAATTGATGAGCGAACTGTCAACAGGCTGAAACGCATAATTGAAAACAAGGGAGAACTTTTCAAAAAGGCATTTAAAACAGAAAGCCTTGATATCATCAAAACAGATGAAAAGGTGGAGTTCCCCTGGTTTACTGCTGAACAAGACGGTGACGCTGATGCCTACTGTACTTTCATTTCCTTGCTGTGTGATTTTGCGAAAAATCAAAGGCGAATCAACAACAAGCCTGACACATCAGATAATCCGAAATACGCATTCCGTTGTTTTCTTCTGCGACTTGGATTTATTGGAGCAGAATACAAATCAACGAGAAAGGTACTTCTCAGAAATCTTTCCGGTAGTTCGGCTTTCAGAAATGGAGGTGCAGATAATGTTTCCGAATAAACAACAGCTTGAAGAACTTCGTGCGAAATATCCGACAGGCACGAAAATCATTTTGCATCATATGAATGACCCATATCCTGTTCCGACTGGAACGATTGGCAAGGTACAGTTTGTTGATGATGGTGGTAATATCCATGTGCTTTGGAACAATGGAAGTACGCTGGCTGTAATTGAGGGTGTGGACAGCTTTTCAATAGTTCCTGTCGACAAGAAATAAAGGGTGTATATTACACAATCATTCTTGCTGTATTTGCCCATATGTTCTGTACATTTAGCGGCTTGATATATCCTCCGTTTAGAGTTAATATGTACACAACGAAGGGGAACAAACCCCACGAAAACCACAAAACGGAGGAAAACACAATGAACGCAAAGACAGTACAGCAGATTGAAAACCTTAAAAACCAGACAATCGGGGTTGAGGTTGAAATGAACAGCATCACAAGAGAAAAGGCAGCAAAAATTGCCGCAGACTTTTTCGGAACAGGAAGATTTCAGAACACAGCAGGCCGAAACGGATACAACACCTGGTCAGCCTGGGATACACAGGGCAGAGAATGGAAATTTCAGAAGGATGTTTCAATTGCAGGATGCGACAGCGAAAAGTGTGAAATGGTTACACCAATTCTTAACTACGCAGACATTGAAAACCTGCAGGAGCTTGTAAGAAAACTTCGCAAGGCAGGTGCTAAGAGCGATTACACAAGGGGCTGCGGAATACACATTCACGTCGGAGCAAACGGACACACACCACAGACACTCCGAAACCTTGCAAACATTATGGCAAGCCACGAAGAACTTCTGATTGAAAGCCTTAAAATTGACAGGGGCAGAACGGCAAGATACTGCCGAACAGTAAACCCACAGTTCCTTGAACAGCTTAACAATAAAAAGCCTGCAACAATGGCACAGCTTGCAGACATCTGGTACGGTTCTCACGGTTGCGACTACGGCAGAAATCAGCATTACAACAACAGCCGATACGCACAGCTGAATTACCATTC